TTTTTCTGCCATTTTATTTTTTGTTAATCATTAAAATATTGCGCTTTATTTTTTTCCAACCTTGTTTTATTGTCGTTGCGTAAACATATTTTCCTTTTGCTATCTCTATATTTTCAGTTTGCCCGTAGTGTTCGGACGCTTCTAAAAGTTGTATAATTAATGCTATCATATATTTACAATTACTTCGTAACCTAATTGCTCGTATGCCAACTTTGCGTATTTATGCGCGGTCTCTAAACTTTGTTCCTCGTCTATTTCTAAACTTGCGTTTATGTTTCCCGCTGGAATATCCGTAAACAATAATTTACCTTCTTCGTACGTGTTTCTACTTACAAAAGTAGACGTTGCAATTTCTAAGGTTGTACCGCTTGCGCGTCCAACAAATTCCAAACGCCCGTAAACTTCGGTTAAAGGAATTTCAGTTCCAGAAATCAAAATACTTTTTTCTTGTGTTGCTTTAATTGTAATACTCATTTTATATAGTTTAAATTGTTTATGCTAAAATTCCAACGTTTCTTAACGCCCTTACTACTTGTTCAATTTTATATCCGTCAAATGTGTCGTCGTGGTGAACTATACCGCCTAATCCACTTACAACCGTTGCGGGTGTTGTCGTTGTTGTTGGTTGTACAATTGGTGTTGCGTTCCAAAATGCTAGTTTTTGAGCGGTTGCCGTTCCTATTTTTATTCCCGTTGCCGTGTCAATTTTTAAATCTGAAACAAGCGCGTTAACTGAATTGAACCAAAGAACTTTGTTGCCTTGTCCGTCCGCAATAGCTACGTTATTTGATACCGCGCCAACAACACATTGACCACCAATTAAGGTGTTATAATTTCCCGTTGTTATTCCACTTGCAACCGTTCGGTAACCGATATGTATATTTTGGCTTCCCGTTGTCATTCCACTACCCGACGATTGCCCCATTGATATGTTATGCGTTCCCGTTCCCGCTCCAGATAAATACCCCATTGCAATTGTTCCATTACCCGCCGTTAATCCCGCACTTAAACCAATGCAAATAACTTGCGCGCCGTTCGAATTTTGTCCAGCACTTGAACCAATAAAAACACTTTGACTTGCCGTTGTTCCGTTTTGTCCCGCCGCATAACCCAAATAAGTATTAAAAGTTCCGCCAATATTTGCTTGTCCTGCCGTATAACCAACCGCAGTGTTGCTTGTTCCCGTTGATGCTTGTAACGCTCCGTTTCCAAACGCGGTGTTTCCCGCTCCAATTAGATTATTTCTTATTGCGTTAACACCAAATGCGGTGTTTCCCGTTGCGGTTGTTAATGAATTTAAAGTAAATTCACCAAATGCGGTATTGGTTGCAATTGCGCCCGTACCATTTGCCCAAACTTGACCATTTCCGTTTGCTTGTAAAATATTGGACGTGTTCGCACTATTTCGAACCCTTAATGCTATGTCCGTACTCAATGCGCCTTGCGCCCTTACGTCAAGTCGTACGCTTGTTGACGGCGTTGCACCAAGTCCCAAACTTTTGCTTGAGTTGTCCCAAAAAAAGTTTGCGTCTTCTTGTAATACGTTTCCCGCTCCTTCGAACAAAACGCGCCCAATCGTACCCGAAACAATTGGAGTTGTACCTACGGTTAAACCAGAACCGCTTAAAATATTTGCGCCCGTTAAAGATTTGGTATCGTAACCTACGCCATTAAAAACCGAAACTTCTAATAAGTCGGTTGAACTTAACGCGCTACCCTTTGGGGTTAATTGACTAATTTTTTTATTTGACATAATTTATATTTTTTAATTTTCTACTATTCTAAAATCCGTTAAGAAAAACCCTTCAACGTTTCGTAAATCCCCCGCTTCAGTTTCTCGGTAGTTTGATTCTGGCGTTATGGGTATAAAATCGTTTAATAAGTTAAATGTTGTTTCGCCCGTTGTTAATTTCGTTTTAAAGTCGTTTATTATATATCTTTTGTTGCCTATTATAAGCCTATCGTTTAACTTTAACGTCGTTAAAATTGAAATAGGTAATACCGCCTTAACGCTTGTTAATCGGTTCTTAGGGTCAAACAAATTTGCTAGGTAGTCAAAGTAATAAGTTGCGAATAAACTTTGTTGAATCGGTATGCCTAAATATGTCGATGTTTCGGGCGAAAAGTTTAAGGAGTAATCTATACCTCCAACATTTGTATCTTGTCCGAATATTTGAACTGAATTACACGCCAAAGTTCCCGTTGAATCTTTTATATAAATTGGATTGGTTGCAACAACGGTTTGACCAAAATACAAAATGCAAGGCTTCGGAATATAAGGAGCTAAAGCGGTATTAATTGAAAAACCAACTTGTACGTTTGTTCCCGTGTATTTACTAAACATAAGGTTTTCAAAAGGAACATCTATATTTAATTCCCCTCCGTCGTATGGGTAAGGTTGTTCCGTGTTTCCGTATTCCTTTAAACCCGTCTGTAAATAAAATTTATTTAAAATACTTTCGCTTGGTTGGTATCTAAATGAAATCTTTTTGTAAAGTTTTACGCGTTCAACGTCTACGCTATTGGATTCTGTAAAGTTTGTAATATCAAAAACGTTCCCCGAAGCATACCAATAGTTTAAAGTCTCAACTAAAAATTCATTAGGCGTGTTTGTTCCCGTACAAGTTAAATTAAATTCTTTTAGTAAACCCGAAAAGAAATCAGAAACTTTTAAATCTGGTGCGTTTCTTTGTAGCGATGTTGTTGGAAATAAAGGAATGGGCGCAACGTTCCAATTAGCAAAAGCAAAAGGAACACCCGTTAAATTATAATAATAAAAATATAATAAAGTAAAATCTAAAATTACTATTGCCGTTGACCTTGCTTGAAAAAAGTAAGTATTGTTTAATCCTATTACATCGGGTGCGTTTATAACGTCAAAACTTGCGCCCGTTCCATCTCCTAAAACTGAAGCCACTAAATTTCCGTTTAAATAAACATCAACATAAAAAGGAACGATTGTAGGTGTTGTTAAAGATAATTTTACTGAATGCGAAGCTCCAACCGAACCCGCGTTTGTTGTTGCTTGAATCGTTATTGTATTGTTTACGTTACTAACAAAACTAGACATCGGAACGTTGTTTGGAAAAGTTCCCGTTTGACTTAAAAAGTTTGTTATATTTAATGTTGTTGGCGTTGACATTATCTCGAAGCGGTCTCGGTTTTTATACCACAAATAAGCGTTCCTAAAATTATCCGTTAAAAAGAAATTACTTGTAAAAGTTATTCCATAACGCAACTCGATTAAAGTAATTATTCGGCTTAATCTTAACGCTGGGAATAATTCGTCCGTACCTATTGCGCCAAATGGCGTGTCTATTTGCGCCCCTGCCGTAATATACCAACTTGGGGTTGTTGCTGGTGGTTGTTGTGTATTGTATTCCCAAAATTCCCCAGAACTAATAAGCGGGTATGCTATATCCGTAAATCCTAAAACGCCTTCAATAAAAAATTGTAATGTTGGTAAATTTACCGCTTGGTCAACGCTTGAGTAATCCAAGTCGCTTAGTTTATCTTCGCCGAATAAATCTTTTAAACTTGTTAATTGCCCATAAAAAGTTATAGTATAATTTTCAACTTGTCCGTTTTTTATATTAGATTTTTCTAGTTGTATTCGTCCGCTTCTAAACGTGGTCATATCTATTTCAATATATCCGTCTTTTCGTTCTTGAAAGTTATAAGTTCCGTCAACGTCCGATTGGTAAAAGTGTTGGAATATTGCGTTGTTTCTGGGCGTTGCTGGTATCGTAAACGCTTGCGAAAAGTCCGTGCTTGTCTTTGAAATATCCGCAATATTTTGAACGCTCGAATTTACTTCAATAGTTTCATCGTTGAATAAATCCAATTGTTGCCCTTCAATAAAAACCCGTACTTCTCTTTTCATTAAATTACATTATTTATAACATCGAACGCCATTTCGAAATCCAAAGAATAATTAATTTTTTTGTTGTTTATATTCTTTTCTTTGTTTATGCTTTTGGTGTTTATTCTTATTGGTAATTTCGTGTTTCCCTTCGTCCATAAAACCCGCTCCGATAATAAAAGTTCTTGTAAGTTTTCGCTAAAATCTTCTTCAACCCAACCCGAATTTATTTTATATTTAATACCGCCGTTGTTATTAAAGATTTGTTTTTGTCCTTGTCTAATATCGTAAGTCATTGACGAATCAAACGACTGCATAAAATTGTAAGGGGTCGATTGAACTTCTAAACTTTCAAAACTTGCTTTAAAGAATGCTTCGCGTTGCCATCCGCCGTACTTGTTTATGAAGTCTAAAACAACGGGTTCGTATTTACATTCCTCTACGGGTCTAAAATTACACTGGTAGACAATTACGTTTAAAGGCGTGTATATTGTTAGTTCCGCTCCGTTACCAATCATTGACGTTGGTACGCGGTAAAGGTCAAAAACGCCGTCCGTTGGGTTCGTAAAATTGTAATTAAGTCCCGTAACTAAATCAACATAAAATACTTTATAAGTTCTTGGAATAACTGCGGTTAAAGTTCCCGCTAAACTTTCGCTTGTTGTCGGGTAAGTACCAAAATCATAATAGTAATAATACGTTTTGTTTGGTTCTGCTAGCGCAACAAATTTGCCAACTGAATAATCGGGGTTCGCTCCTAATTGATATTCTCCGTATCCGTCAAACGCTCGGTAAGTTTCGGTAAATTCTAAAACGTAAGTTCCCGCAATAAGGTTGTAAGTTTTAACAATTACCAAAGTATATTCTTCAATCGGTGTTGCTTGTAAATCCGTGTTTATGTTGTCGGGACTTGTTGGGTGTGTTATGTATTCTCGTAAGTACGGACTTAAGTTATAAAGCGTTCGCGTGTCGTTTGACGCTGGTATTAACTTGCTTAACGTGTACGTTGGGTTTGTCGGTGGTGTTGCGCCTTGTTTGTATATATAAAGTTCAACCTTTGAACCCGTTTGTGTTGCGTCGTCTACTTGAATAATAAACGGACTGCGAACAAAAATATGGTCTTGTGTAGGTAACGCCATCGTTATTTAGTTTTAAAATTTTCTTGCATTATTGTATCGAATGTTTCTTCGGCTTCTAATCCGTACGCTTCAACCATTTCGTCGGGTAATTTACTAAACGCCTTTTCAAAAGGTTTGGTAAAAAATAAACTTGGTTTAATTCCCTTTGTAAAAATACTTCTGGCAATTGCGAATTGTAACCCTTTACGCGTTTGAAATTTACCCGCTTTATTTCGGGGCGCTATTCCTTTTTTAACAATCCACTTGTCAAACGCTTTGGGCGGCGGCATTTTGTTTGTATATGAAAACGGCGTGTCGTATTTTACCTTTATACCGCTAACTCCTTTGTCTTGATAAAAACCATAGTCCGCCATATCAAAATAAAGGCGTAACGAATTTGGCATTGCTTTAATTTCGCCCTTAATTGAATCGTATAATTTTTTAGAACTATTCTTTTTTAGTCTGCTTAAATTACTGCGAGCTTGTTGTATAACGTAGTCTCGAAAATGTTCTAATATTATTTGTTGTTCGTTGTTTTCCATCTTAACAAATAGTCATATCGTTAGGCACTAAAACATCAAACGTCATTGTCCAACCGCTTAATAAGTTTTCGAATCGTTCCGTGAATGGTTCGCAATTTGGGTTGCCGTCTATTTGAAATAAATCGTACGCTAAACTCCCGTGTAACATAACATCATACGCGCGGTTTAAGATAGCTAGCGTTGAATTTAAAGCGTCTTGTGTATTATCGTTGCCTAAATATACATTCGTGTTTTCGCTCTTTGATATATCAACTAAATCCATTGCGATTAAAGAAATATTAAAACGCAACACGTTTGTTTCAAATGAACACGAATTAACCATTATGTGGACAAGTGGAAATATTGTTTGTTTAGCTAAATCAACTTGGAAAATATCCCCTTCGCTTACTGAATTAACTAGCGCGTCGTTGTCAAGGTGTGTTTTAAGTTTGTCTATTGCCGTGTAAAATCCGTTCATTTTAAATATTTATTTAATTGCCTTTGTTCTATTTCCATCTTTTGTTTCTCAAACGTTAAATACGTTAAACATTTAAGTAATCCCATTGCGGTAACTTCGTCAAATTTGCCGACATCTCCCTTAGCGAGTGCATAAATTGATTGATACCATCCCCATTGTTTTTGAAATTGTGCTGTCTCGCTAAAGTCTTCAATACCTTCGGATTCTTCGCTATCTGTTGTTCTAAATAAACTATCGTACCCTGCAATAATTCGCTTCCTAAATTCCAAAAAAAAACCGATGAACTCAACACAACTCCTAAAGGTGCGTATTTCATTAAATCGGAAAATTCCGCCGTTCCCGTGTACTCAATTATTTTGTGTCCGTCTTTTGTTTTCTTTATTATCGGTCTGTACATTACCGCCATTGCTTTGTGGTATGTTTCCCAACTTTTAAGGTTTTCTTCTAAGTCTACGTACTCGCCAAAACTTATATTTTGTAAGTCTGGAATAAAACCGAATTCCATTTCCTTAATTTTAAACGTCGGTGTAAACTTTGGGGTCTCGGAAAACAATTTATTAAAGTGAACAACTAATTTTGCTACTTCAGTATATTTAATATTTATTATATCTTTTAATTCAATACCGCAAAATATCTGAATCATTTTTTCGGCTAGCATTTCGGTATCGGTTGTTGCCTCTTTTACCTTAACAAACTTTTGGTATTGTTCTAAGGTAATTTCGTTTAAGTCCGTTGGAATTGTTAGTTCTAATTTCATAAATATATAATTAAGTTTTTGGTTTATTGTTATATGCAACCGCTACTTCATAAGCGTATATAAGCATTTCAAAGTGGCGTACAAAAGTTCTTGAATCCGACATATTAATTTTTACCTTAACGCCTTTACGCTGGTATATGTATTCTTCAACAACTGCAACCATTACGCTAATATCGTTCGTCATTTTATAAAGTATAATCCTTTTGTTGGGTTTGCTAATTGATAAGATACCGCATATCTTAAAGCGTCAATAGCGTGGTTATGTTTGTCGATTGGTGTTTTGCTTTTCTTTTCCAACCACGAATAGTTGTTTAGTTCTTTAATCAAATCAATACTATCTTCTGATATTACCAAGTCGTAATCTTGTAATAAACTTATTCCGTATATAACGCTATCCGCTCCTTTGATTGTTGGAACTACATTGTTGCCCAAAGAATTTAGTTCGCTTATTAATCGCGGTTCGGAGTTATCCCCAACTATTAAATCTTTGTCGGCAAAGTCTGAATTTAGTTTTGCTATCTGGCTAGTCGTTAATGCTTGCTTGTAAAATAACAACTTAACATAAATAACTTTGTTCGCTTTGTCTATGTTTGTTTTTACTAACGTTGTTGGGTCTGCGCTAAATCCGTAATCTTGTCCGTAAACGTTTGTTCCTATTTCCCGAAATTGTCCGATTTTCCAATTGGTAAATATAACCCCTTCGGCTTTGTCTAACCAACCCCCCAATATTGTATGCTTATATTTTTCGGGTCTCCGTGTTTTGATATGTTCGACTTGGGTTAAAAAGGATTGCGAAAGGTTTTCTATATTGTCAAGGTACGTCGTGTGAATATACGTGGTGTCGTTTTTTATTGTGGTTGCTCCTTGTTCAATTCCTTTGCTTTCAAAAAACTTGTCGTATATAAAATGTTCCTTTGTCGTGGGGTTTAGAATAAGTATAACGCGGTTTTGTTTTGTCTTATGCCTAATTGATAAATCTATTTTGTCGAACGTGTCTTCGTCGGTTAGTTCTTCGGCTTCATCGAGTACCCAAGTCGTAACGCCCTGCAAAGATTTTAAGTTTGCCGTTTGAGTTCCAGAACTTGTCTTTATTCCTTTAAAGATTATTTTAGAACCCGTTTGAATATTTATTATTTCGTCTTTTGTTACAATAAAATTATCTTGCATATCCATAAGTTCAATCTTTTCGATGAACTCGGGAATAATTGAAATACCCGCACTAACTAAAGTATAACGAGTAAACAATACAACGTGTCCGCTTTCCCTTGTAAGCAACAATAAGAACGTGGTAACTGAATAAGACTTGGACGAACCACGCCCACCCGTTACGATAAAGTAACGCGAGTCACTACCTAAATAATTAAACTTCGGGTTTAATACTATCAATTTTAAATAAGTCTTTTACGTCGAAATTAGATACGCTTAGGTTTGTATCGGTTGTTTGTTTAGGCGCTCCGTAACAAGAATCCATTAACGCTTTATATGCGTTTACATCCCCTTTGCTAGCCTTTAAAAGCATTGCCATTGTAATTGCTTGTTCTTGTGTTAAAATTTCTTGTTCGCCCGTTAAAGGGTTCTTTTGAGTCTTTGCGAATTCAAACAATTCTTTTATTATGGTGCTTCTATTCTTTGCGCCTTTTGGTCTACCCGCTGGGTTACTAACCTCGCCTTTTTTAAATGGTTTTAAGTTTTCTTCGTTAGCCATTATTCACAATTATTTCACTATTATTTTCTTCGTTGTATTCGTTTATTACTTGCTTCAACTTAATTACTATTTCGCGGACACAAGAACCGCAACTTGTCGGTTGTATGTTTTGATTAAAGACACGGTTATAAATTTTAAGTAGTTCCCTTTGTTCGCTTGGTAAAATAAGGTTCTTGTTTAGTGCTTCGCTTTCGCTTAGATATTTGAATTCGTCTTCGGTTAAACATTTTGGTTTTGCGTATCTGAATAACTTGTTTAGTTTTTCTTTTCGTTCTTCGCAACCGCAATCTTCGCCTAATATCCATTTAGCTACCTTTGCTATTTTAGTAACTTCTAAAACTTGTTCTATTGTGTCTCCTAATCCTTCTGCTTTTTTTCTAGGTCGTCCCATAATTTTTATTTAATTAGTTCGTAATCTTTGTTTAGGTAGTCTTCGTAATTTTCTCCTATGTTTTCTTTAATTCGTTTTTTGCAATACTTTAACGTGTGAAAAATAGACGTTACGCTTATATTAGTTTCCTTACTTATTTCCCGCATTGACATATCAGAATCTTTATAAAGGTTAAATAATTTTTGGTCGTACCAATGCCATTCATCTACTAAGTTTTCTAATTGGTTCAATAGGTAATTATATGATTCGTGTTTTTCTACGTCTGGAGCTTCGTCGGGTAACATCGCGATTGAATCTAAATCCACCTTTTGCATTTTGTTCGCTTTATTGACGTGTTGTAAAAATGTATTCTTAAGCGCCAACCAAACATAACCTTTGTTTAAATTTCCGTTCGTGTATAGTTTTTCTTCGTTGCCCCATTTAATAAGCATTAAATAAGTTTCTTGTACTATATCTTCAGCAAAGAAATATTCGCCAAATGAGTTAACTATTTTAACCCAGTCTTTATGTTGTTTTACTATTTTGTTTATCCATTCCACTTTGTAAATCTAAGACTATTTTTTAATCAAATGGTTGATTAATTTTTAAACAATTATTGGTTAATAAAAAACCCCTAGTTAAAGGGGTCTAAAACTTATTGTAAATTCAAGCGGTAAATATACTTGTCGATTTTCTTTGCGGTTTCTAAACTTACGTCTTTTCCAGATAAGAACCTATCGATGTTGTATTGGTGGAATTTTTCCCCTCTACCTTTTATTTCTTTTACTATTTGGTTTCGTGTTCGTGTTTTTAATGCTTCGCGTAAATAAGCGCGCAAACTATAATCGTCTATTAACATCGGTCTAAATTAATTTCGTTGTCGCTTAAAATTTCGTGAAACCTATCGCGTAGTTTGTCAATAATTTCATATTGATTTTCTTTTAGCTCTTGATATTTTATAAAACTTCTAATTTCGTCTTTTATTTCAGTTAGTGCAAAATACATTTTTGTAGATTTTACCGCGCAATTAAATTCAAATTCATCGTCTGGCAAATTATATTCTAGTTTTGCTTTCATTTCTATATTTTAAGGTTGTACGTATATTATATTTTAGTGCTATATCATTTCTATTTAAGTAATGGGGTAACTTTTACCACTTAAACTTTATTAGAATGGTAAATCGTCTTGTTCGTCTTCTATTTCTTGAATAATGTCTTTTCTAAACATTTTGTCCGCTTCTTTAATCGCAAATTTTTCAGCGCTAAAAGTTTGAGCTTCGTTAATTTGCCAACCTTCAATCGTGTTAAAGTATTTAATTTCGCCCGTTGGACTTTTCCATTCGCGCCCCCTTAGATTAATACTTACTTCGACATTTTCGCCTAAATTTGCTTCGCTTATCATATTCGTTTTTTCTTGGGTAAATTGGATTGTAATATACTGCGGAAACTTTTCGTCCGTTAATAAAACAACATCTTTACTTTTGAATTTTTCGCTTACTACTCTGAGCGCGCCTACATTGTGAATTTTTCCCGTTACTTTCATTTTTTTAAAATATTAATTGTTACTGCAATAGTGCAAACCCAACCCCAAACAATTGCTGGGGTTAAAAGTATTGTTAAAAGTATTATCATATTGTTTTTTTTAGTTTTTCAATGTATAATGTTGCGTCCATTAATTCTTCCTGCAAATGGTTTAACCATCCTATTAAGTCAATGTCTTTGCGGTCTAAGTTAGTGCCGTATTTCTTTTGACCTTGCTTACTTCGGTCGTAATATTTTGTTAAAACGGATATTAAAATAGTGTCTTCGCTTTTTATTGTTTGTTCGTTTGTTATGTTCATATTTTTTAAGTTTTTAATTCTATCATATAAATCTAATGCAATATAAATTATGGTTAATATCATAAAAATTATTGAAATAGTTTTAATTAATATCATAATATTTGAATTAAGTTATTATAATATTCGCGACATTCCTCAATTCGTGTTTTGATATTTTCAATTATAACATCGTCTTTTGCTATTTTAAACGTTTTTACGCGCTTTTCTTTTGGTATATGTCCGAATGTATGTTTAGCTTGTACAAACGCTCTTAAATCTAAACTTTCTTCAATCAAACTTGCTTTCCAATGTTCGCGCCTAATTTCGTCTTCAACTATTTGTAATGGCGTGTCAATTAAACAATAACATAAAAGACTTTCTTGTTTACCCGTTAGCCACATATAACCTTGTAATTGGTAAAAATACTCTTTATTTTTTAGTTCGGTATCGAAAAATGGAAACGTTGTTGCGTCCCAACTACTTTTAACGTCTAGCAAAATTTCGTTCGTGTTTACGTCGGGCGTTCCCGTAATCCAATCATTTGAAAAATGTTCTTCGTTTTTGTATATGAATCCTAAATCCAAAACGTCGTTACAAAGTGCAATTGATAAATCTTCGACTTCGTTACCCTTGTCCGTGTAACGTGAACTAAATTCTTTACGTATTCCGTAAATTTCTTGGACTGCTAATTCTTGTAAATAAGTTTTAGTTGTTTGGCTTAATGTTTCCCCTTTTGTTTTGGGGTTCGTCATTATTTTGCCTATTGCGGAGCTTCTTATTTTCATATCGCAAGGGTTTTAAGTTGTTCTGGTGTTAATTCAAAAGTCTTTATAAGCTCGTCCATTGTATAACCGCCTTCGCTTATTGCCTTAATTGCCTTTGCTAATCGTTTATCGTCAATAGCAACCTTTTTAACTTCATTCAATTGAATGTTTTTTGCTTCGGTCTTTACTTGTTCCCCTCCAGCGTCCGTATCTTTGTCCGTAACTAATCCTAAAGCACTAGATAAAGCGTAACGCCTTAAATAAGTTATTGCCGAACCCAGAACTTGAAAATCATTCATTCCCTTTAATGCTACGCCTTGCGGAATACAAGTTTTACTTTCGAGAGTTTCCCCGCTTTCAACGTGAAAAATAATAGTTATTAAGTCCGTTCCGTGTATCAATTGCGTAAATCCTAAGCCGTGCTTTTTTAATAGCGGGTTAATTACTTCAAAGATTTTAGGTAAGTCCGCGTAGGTGTAGCCGTAACCTTGCGTCGCTTTGTGAATCGTCGGTACTTCTTGTTGAAATTCCGCTAAACTTTTAAATAAGTGTTTCATTTTTATTGGTTTTATTGGTTAGTAATTAATTATCGTCAAATATAAGTATTATATTTTAATATAGAACTATTTATTTTAATTTATTTTTTTTAATTGATAATTTTTAATAATCCAAGTATCTTCTTTAAATGAAAATTTTCCGTCTAATTCACCTTTTCTTTTAAATTCCTTTAATTGGTTTACTTCGTGTTTTGGTAGCATTCCCTTTAACCAAACCTTGCTTAAATCGTTTAAGGCGTGTATAAAACAATAATAGTCGCAATCTTGTTTATCGTTAAAGGTGCTTATATGGCAATTGTAATAATCTTTGGGGGTTACGTTTGAAGCTAAAGTTTTACATTCGATTTTATAACCATCAATTAATAAATCGTAATTAAAATTTTGAGCGTGTATAACTTCTTTGCCTTTATTTTTATAATAATCGAAAACCATTATTTCCCCAAGCGCTCCAATTAAATTTCCTTTGCCTTTACTAATTGAATTATTTAATGTTTTAAAATCGTACAAAATTTTTGCGCGTTCTAATTGATTGCTATTTACTTTAATTTCTACCATTTTTTATTTGTTTCGGATTCGGAACGTTTTAATTTATCCTTATAAATACTGATTATTTCTTTTAATATTTCCCTTGAAAATTTAACTTGTAAATGCGCCCGCCCTTGTAATTCAATTAATCGTTCCGCTCCTATTCTTTGTTGAATTCCTATCTGGTAGTTTAATAAATTGCCGTGCAAATGTTGGTTGCAATAAACACATTGTCCGTGTACGTTGTCTTCGTTGAACGTTACCGCTTTATGTCCGCCCGAACTAAAATAGTGTCCCGCGTCAAATTTTTGCCCTAACTGAGTACCGCACGAAATACAACCTTTGTTTCGGTCTCGGTTTCTTATGTAGCTATTGAAATAAGTTTGCGCTAATTTTGTAAGTTCTTGAACCGTTTGTAGTTTTTCCTTTAATTCGGTTTTTCGTGTTTTCCATTCTTTTTCCTTTGTGGTTTCAATCCATACTTTGACGCACTCGGTTTCTAAACAATATTTTTGGTTAAACTTTATTGGTTCAAAACCCGCCTTGCAATTTTTACATTTTTTCATTAAAATAAAGTTAATTGATTAAAATATGGTTCTAATCTTTTATTAGCTAAATCAACATATTCTTTAGACATTTCGCTACCTATCCAATTACGCTTATAAATATGAGCTGACTTAGCGGTCGTTCCAGTTCCCATAAATGGGTCGTAAATTATAGACCCTTCTTTACTAAAATAATTTATAAAGTAATTCGGTAACCAATCACCAAAAGCAAAAGAATGACCCCCGTTTTCTTTTCCAGAATTTACGGGTTTTATAATAACGTTTTTAGCATAGTCTCCGTTTCTATTTGAAAAATTACAATAATTAAATTTTCTGCTAGTTGGTTCGTCTTTTGAAATGCAAAATATATATTCGTAACCACTTGAACACATTGTATCAACTATTGATGATGGAGGGTTTCTTTTTGCCCATATAAATGTTTCTTTTATATATTCCGAATAATTATTTAAAATAAATTGTATAATGCCCTTATTTCCAGTTACTTCTTGAATATTCCAAAAAATATGATATTTGGTAACTCTTAAAAGTTCATCAATCCAAATTTTTGTTTGTTTAAAATATTCATCTTTTAATAAATTATCTTTATATTCATTGTATTTCTTCTTTTCAAACCCCCCGTTTATTCTATTGCCTAAATTATAAGGCGGGCTTGTTATCACAACGTCTACAAAGTCGTTTGGCATCTTTGCCATTGTTTCTAAATTGCTTTCGCAATAAATCTTGTTTAGTTCTAAATTATTCATAATTTCCAGTTATTTTATTTCTTGTTTCATTATTAATTTTAGCTTCTGTATATTGTTTTGATATATTTGTTTTTCCTATTATTTTTAATTCAATTACTTTAATTATATTCATTTTTTTATACGTTTTGCATTCCTCAACAAATACCGCATTTTCTATTATAATATTTTTTTTTCCGTTATAAACTTCTATTTTTCCAAATAAAATATTTTTCCTTTTTTCCATAAATTAAAAATTATTTGCTTCAATTTCGTTTTGTAATTGCTTATTCTCAAATTTTAAATCTAGGTTTAACCGCTCCAAACGATACGCACTTTGCCAAAGTTCCCGCCATTGTTTTTCCATAATTAA